CGCTTGGCGATCTCGTCGGCGCCCGGAACGTCCTGCGCTTTCATAATAAGGTCACCCGCGATCTGCATGAGCGGCGGGTATGCCTGCACCATTTGGCCCATCGCCTCGGCCGCCTCCTGCCGCAGCGTGGCGTAGGCCGGGCCGACGCTGATAGTGATGTCGTAGTCGCCGCGGGTCAGATCGTTTAACACCTGCGTCACGGTCAAGCCCAGCTTGTCGGCCACGACTTGCGGCTCGTTGACCTTCTCCGAGCGCACGCCGCCCTTTTCATCCATCAGCTTGACGATGCGCGGCCGGTCGTAGACGCGCGGAATCGCCTTGAGGATGCAGCGCCCGCAGTGACGCATGCTCTTGACCAGGTTGTCGGTGTAGTGGAAGTTCGCCGTGTCGCCCTGGCGCTCGCGCTGCCGGATGGCAATGCCGCTGGTCTCGTTGCCTCGACTGCCCAAGCTTGCGTCGTACAGCCCCGTGGTCGCCTTGAGGTCGTCGGCCGCGTGACGGGCCATCATCAGCAGGCCGGAGGGCACATCGGCCATGGGTTGACGCTGCGGCGTAGGGGCAAGCACGCCGTCGATGCTGACCGGCGTGTACTTGAGCACCGAGAAATTGCGCTGGTTGGCCGCAGCCCACATCGCCTCGTAGCCTTCGTCCTGCCCATCGGCCATGATGTAGGGCGTCTTCGGGCGCAAGCCGACTTCCTCGGTCGCCGAGGTCATGAAGAAGTTGTACATCCGCTGCGGGTCTTTGGCGTAGCGCACAATGCCCGAGCGCACCACCTTGCCGTTAACGACGTACTCGGTGCCCCACACCGGGAACACCGGCACCCAGCCAAACGGGATTTCGGTCTTCTCAAGCACCTCGGCGGCGGTCAGCTTCGCCCACCAGACGCGGCGACGGTAGGACTCGCGCTCGGCCACGATGGTCGGTGGCATCACGAAGGCAGGATCAGCCATAGGCACGGGTGCGTCGTCATCCTTAAACCGCACGGCACCGTCGGAGTACAGGCACAGCGTAGCCGGCGTGTCCTCGATCCAGTAATACTCGACCACGCGCACCGAGTCGGCCGTCATCCACTGCTGCGCCCGATCGCCGATGCCGCGGATAGCCAGGTCGCTGCCGAGCGAGTCCCGGGCGTTTGGATAGAGCCGCTTGAAAGCGTCCTTGGCCATGTCATCGGACACCATTGCCCAGCGCATGTCAGAGCCGTCGACCTCCTGCGAATCCGGGTCGGTGTAGATCTTCAGCGAGTCGCGGAAACGGCGGAAGCGAATAACCTGATCCATCGACTGCTCAGACTCGTACTCGGTGGTCAGGCCGAAGTAGCCGAAGCCGATGGCGGCTGCGTTGTTGACCGCGGCATCCTGCGCGCTGTCGGCGTTGGACTCGCTTTCGATCTGCCGTATCAGCGCTTGGCGAATCTCGGCGCCTTCGCGGTCGCTGTCGCCAATCGCGTGGATCTTGATCGACAGATTGTTTTGCCGCTGGTCGTTGGTGACCTGCTGGATCATCGCGGGGAGGCGGTTGAAGGTCAGGCAAGGCCGCTTGTCGAACTCGCGCGCCCGCCTCAGCTCCTCCGGCCACTGGTTGCCAGTGAGGAACTGCAGGTCGTCGACCGCATCGCTGCGGTTGTCTGACTCCACCATCGCGGCCAGTTCCATCCGTTCGACTGCTGCGGCGATGATCTTGTCCGAGTCGTCTTGCTGGGCCTTTTCCATTACAGGAGTCCTTGCGCGCGTTGGGCAATCAATGGGGGTCTCGTCATCAATACGACGGGTTCGATCTGCAGGTAGTGGAATCCGTGCCGGCGATACCAGCCGCACAGGTCGTCGGTCGATGCGTCCTCGGTGCCGATGACGGCGATGAGCAGGGTTTTGCCCATGCCGTCGGCTTCGCTGCACACGGACGCCAGGAGCGTGTTTGCCTGCCCCTTGCGGCGTGATTCGGGCGGCGTGTAGATGTCGGTGACCTCGCGCAGGCCGTTGCGCAAGCGCGGCGAAACCAGCTCGGAGGCGCGCACTTGCAGGGATGCGTCGTGATAGGTGCGGATGCCGGGCTTCATACCATCCACCCGCCCGATCCCATGTAGCCCGACAACGCCGCCTCGAGGCTGTCAGGGTCGATGTCCTTGGCCTTCTTGCGCGCACCCTTGACTAGGCCGGGGAACAGTTCCGAGATGGCCCACACCGCCGCATCCGCGCGGTTCGGCGATCCGTTGCCGATGTAGCCCACGGTCGAAAAGCCGCCAAGCTCCTCCTCAAGCTCAGGAAACAGGCCGACATGCCGGACCTTTCCCTGCTCGTACAGCGCCGAGACAGGCTCCGCGCGCACGACCTTGCCTCGGCTGGCCGTGACCGCCTTGTAGGGCGTCCGTGGCCGCGCCGTCTGCACGACGTGCCGCACCATGTCGCCGCCGAAGTTCGACTCGCCCACGACTGCATCGGCGCTGTGCCGGTCGTATGCGTCCGCGACCACGCGGCCCCACGTCGCGGGGCCAGCCTTGACCGTGCAATCCTCCAGCACATAGGCGTTGCCGTCCGTCCCGAGCGCAGCCACGACGATACCTATCGCATCGTTGTCCGCGTTGTCGGCGTCTCCCGCGCCGCTGGGATCGACGGCCACAACGACGCGCACAAAGTCGGGCAGTCTGCCGTCCATGACGCGCCACTTCTCGATATCCACGTCGTGAAAAAGCGCGTTCGGGTTCGCGTCCGCCCACTCGCCGGAGAGAAACCGCTTGCGCTGCCGCGCCGACAGTGACCGCAGTGTGTCGAGGTAGCCGTCGGCCAGGTTCGCTTGATTGTCCTCCGGGTTGAGCCTCGCCCATGCGTAATCATCGGGCTTTTCGACCGGCTTGCGCGTCTCGGGGTCGCGCTTCTCGTGGAACAGTCGATAGGCCCAATGCGCCCGGTTCGTCGGGTTCAGGTCGTAGTACGCGCGCGGCCGAAGTTGCGACCGGTCATTCGCGATCACTTGATCGACGCGCTGCGCCAAGCGCGAAAGAGCCGTCTGGACTGCGCCATAGCTGATCTGACTGATCTCATTGAAGTACAGCGTGGCGTGTTCCTGGCCGAGAATCTTGTCTACGCGGTCCTTGTCATCCAGCCCGCCGAACCAGACCTGTGAACCGTTCTCCAACTCGGCGAACCAATCAACCTTGTCCATGCGGTGCCGGACGCCGGGAAAGCAGACGTCCATCACCTTCGGCCAGGTGTCGGCGATGATCGAAGCCTTCAGGTGGTTGAAGCGGAACCGGAAGATTGCATGCCGGGACGTCGGGGCCTTGATTGCTCGCGTAGCCACTGCGCGGCAGGCCAAAAACGTCTTTCCAGACCGCGAACCGCCCTCCAGCATGATGTGCTTCGCGCCGCCCGCCAGGACCTTCTGAGCCGCTTCCTGCGCCTGCGTCAGCGCCATCAGAGCGCCTCGTCTGAATCGCTCAAGCGAACGACCAGCGCGCCGCCGCCTTCGCCGGTTACTTCGGTGCGAGCCAACTTTGGAACGTGGTATTCAATCAGGTCCACGAAGCAGTCAAACGCAGCCTTTGGGCCGTCCTGTGCCGCGATCTGGTCAAGCCATTCCTGCAGCCGCTCGGCGTTTCCGTCAACGAAACGAGCGATGGCCTCGCGAGCCTGCGCCGTGGACTTGTTCGGCGCACCTTTGCGCGAGCCGCCGCCAGACTTGAATCCCTTGGCCATGTCGCATTACGTCGCAGACTGCGACGCCTCCCTCGTCTCAATCTCCGACAGCGTCACCATGCACCGCCCCCGCTTCGGCTCCGGGTCGCCCATCGCCACGATCAGCCGCTTGACCTGGCTGTCGTCCGTCCACGCGCCGCCGTGCGTCAACGCGTCGAGCAGCGGCTTTAGCACGTTGTCGATGTCGCGCCGTCGACGGTCATTCGGCACCAGCGTCACCGTCATCGCAACCTGACCGGACAGCGGTTTCGCGCCGGTTGCCAAGCAGCGCGCGACGACTTCAGTGCGAAAAACCACGCCAGCCGGGGCGATGAAGTAGCGATGCCCGCACCGCTTCCAGTAGTGATTCGCGCTCGGCGGGTAGGGCAGCGTCAGCATCACTCGTCATCCCTCCCGCCAATCCCCGGCCACGCCGTGATCGCCCACGCGACCACCAGCACGATGCCGACGAAAACAACCGGCAGCACCCAAGCCCACCAGCTCATGCGAGTTTCCGCACTATCGCACAGGTCGGCGCAGTTGTCACGCGGTACACCGACCCCGGCCGCTGTGCGCGCACATGCGAGGCAATCGCGCTGATCTGGTCCGCGTTGCGGTCGGTCACCTCGATCTCGTCGCCGATCTCCATGGCCTCGATCTGCAGCCGCAGGGGCGAGCGCTGCGACCCGTAGCCGATGCGCGGCGCAGTCGATGTGGACGCGCGCTCGATGCCGTCCATGATCTCGGACAGCGGCTGCATCCGGCCCATTTCGTCGCGGCGGATCGTGTAGGTCGTCATGCCGTCACCCAATGCAGCCACGGCGCGATCATCGACCACAGCCAAGGCAACCCGTACAGCGCCGCACACCGCGCCGCCCACGGCCAGCGCGATTACCGCGCGCTCCAGCTCGCTCCAGACCCACCAGATCATGCCTGCTCTCGCTTTCGTTGGTAGTCGCTCCACATGGCTTTGGCCAGCGCTTCGGCAACGATGCGCGGGTATCCAGCGTCATGCTCAAGGATGCCAGCGCGCTCGCTTACCTCCTCGCGGCAGGCTTCACATCGTGGTTCTTGCCAACACCCGCAACTCCTACGCATTCGCAGTTGCCTCCTGGTGGCGCTTTCTGGAGTTCGGCCCGGGCGGCATGAGTCGAGCATCAAAAGCGACGCTGACCGGCTGCCCCTTGCGAATCCTGGCATGCGTGCGCGCGTAGTTCAGGCCGAGCTT